TAAAGTGTAAAAGCTAAGATTTTCTTAGCTTTTTTTCTAATCAAAATTTATGATTTCTATTTCGAAAATTTTATTTTTGTGGTATACTATTATGGTATTACCACCTTTAGTGTAATGGATATCACGTAAGATTCCGGTTCTTGAGATGGGAGTTCGATTCTCTCAAGGTGGATTTAAACCACGTTGAAAAGCCTATTAAATTAGGCTTTTTTTGTTTTTTGTCCTAAATTTGACCTAAATAAATTGTTTATTTGATTTACGGATTCTATTTCCTGTTGTTTAAATAGATGTGAGTAAACTGTCAAAGTTGTATTTGGATTTGTATGACCAATCAACTTAGAGACCTGAACTACATTGATGTTATTTTTTATAAGATATGATACATAAGTATGCCTTAATGAATGCATGTGAACGTTTCGCCCTACAAGCTTCTTAAGTGTCTTATTTACAGCTGTATTAGATAACTCTACAAATACCCTATCTTTAATTTCAAAGCGCTTGACATACTCTGAGAGAAGCGATAGAGTCCTATCATCAATAGGTACAATACGCATTGATGATTTATTTTTAGTTGGGCCATATCCACGCTTTGGACCATACACTTTAAATGTCTTGTTTATGTTAATAGTTGAATTTTCAAAATTGATATCATTGACAGTCAATCCCATCGCCTCACTAAATCTAAGACCAGTTACTGCTACTAGATATATAAAAAAGTGGGAGCGGTATTTTATAGTTGAAGTAGTTTCCAACAAATCAAAATATTCGTCAATTTGAAGTATATCTTTTTCTTCATCTTTTTCATTTTGAGCTATTTTTGTAAAAGTTGTAAAATCTTTTTGAACAATATTTTCGTGCATTGCAACTTTTAAGCATTGACGGATATGAGTGTTAAACATTTTAACCGTTCTCCAAGAGTAATCCTCTAAGAATTGATTGATCGCTGATTGATATTGAGAAACTGATATATTTTTTATTTTTGCATCTCTGAAATATATTCTGATTTTGCTAAGGGTGTATTCGTATTTTTTCCAAGTTACTAAAGATACATTATTCTTTTTATAAGTGTTTGACCATATTTTGAAATAATCGTATAGAGTGGAATTAATGTCTCCAGTTATTCCTTTGCTAATCCTTAATTTTTCTTCGCTTGCTTTTATCTCAGCTTCTCGTTTAGTTCTAAAACCACCTCCAGTTTTTTGTTTGTAGTTACCATTACTGTCTTTATAAGAGATTCGAAATTCCCATCCGTTTGACCTCTTTCTGATACTAGCCATTGATTTTACCTTTCAATTTTGCTAAAATAGAGTACAAGAAAAGACATCCCTTTTCTTTGATATCACTAACCTCACTTCATGCTTGCCGGCGGGAGTGGGGTTTTTATTTTTATTGAAGATCTAAAGCTACAACGTATTTTTCGTTATCAAAGTTGATCAATGGGTGCACTTCCAACTCGATTTTATCGGTACCTTTTATCCCGAATCCTTGGACAGCATTTTCGTAACTACGACCGGCTGATATAGTATCCATCGTTGTTGTTATTGGATATGTTGACATCTTGTTGCTTCCGACATAAGTATTTATATCGCCACCCACAACATAATCCTTGTCAGAATTATTAACAACATTATAAGTTACTTTCAACACTTTATCTGGATTTGTATCATCAAATTCATTTCTTTCATCTGTAAATTCTGCATTTGTAATTGTAATTTCGACGCCGTCTTTAAATGTTAGTTTATCACCTATTTTGTATTTTTTATTATTTTTTTCAGCGTTTGATTTTGAGGTCTTGTTTCCAGAGCTTGATTGCATTGTCTTATTATTTGTACTTGACTTATTGCTACTGTCACTACCAGAACACGCTACAAGCATAGTTGCACTTAGTGTAATTAATCCTAAAGCAAATAATCTTTTCATAATATATTTCTCCCTGTCAGCTTTTAGTGTGATTCAGACTTTGCACATGTTTATTAAATTAAATTTTTAAACTCTTCAATGACCATCGCTTCGTTAGCTATGGTTTTTAATCTATACGTTTCCATAAAACGACAGATGTTAAAATCTTCGATATTGTCAAGCGTAGGTAAATATTCTTTTAGCAAATGATGGATCATGTTGCGGTCAGACATCTGTTCATATTTTTCACGCATTCGTTCATAATTTTGTAACAAATGATTTTGATGCTCAGATTCGTGATATAAAACCTTCTTTTTATCAATATCATCAAGATATGCATCCATGATAATAACATTCGCTTGATGTATATAAAAACCTTTATTGTCTATCTCACGACCGTCAATAAATAACACTTCTGGTGTCATAGGCTTATTCCTTATCTCTATTTTTCATTCTAGCTTCTAATACAGAAGTTATTAAATCTAAATCTTCGTCATTTAATTGATGACCGTCAAATGCCATTGCTGATGAGGCGACATGGCGGAGGTCTATAGTGTGTTCAGTGTTTTTAGAAATTGGTGTTACACCTATCAAATATTCTGGAGATATGTTTAATGCTTTAGCAAAAACATCAGCTCTATCTAGTGGAAACTTTCTCTTTTTAGTAAAGTACATAGATACACTCGATTTTGACATTTTTACTCGTCTTGCTAACTCACTAATAGAAATATTTTTATCTTTTGATACTTCTTCTATTAGTTGTATTATCTCGTCATTTGTTCTCATGATTTTACCTTTCTTCTATTAACTGCTATAATTATAACACTGTTCTCTAAAAGATACAAGCGTTCCTTCAAAAAAACTTTTTTATTTTTTTTAGAAAAAAGTGTTGACAAAAAAGAACGGTGTGTTATACTTAAATTGTTCCTTAAAGAGAACGATTATTTAATTTAACGAACGAAAGGAGATAATATGGCAGTAGATTATTTACGTGTAAAAGCTGAGCGTGTTGCTAAAGGGTTTACGCAAGACTATATGGCAAAGCAACTTGGCTGGTCAGATAGAGCACGTTACGCAAAGCGCGAAAATGGATTTGTTTCTTTTGACGCAGACGAATTAGCTAAAGTTGCTGAAATTTTAGGTATTTCAAAAGATGATATCGGTATTTTTTTTAAATACAACGTTCACTAAAAAGAACGATTAAAAGGAGAAAACATGGAACTAACAATCACACAAAGTCTGACTTTATTACCAATCGTAATTTTCGTGCTGGTTAAACTTTTAAATTCAGACTACAACGCAACGATCGAGATTGAGGAAGTTGAAGTGAGAGAGCAACGAAATTCAAACTATGGTCGAGTTATCCAAACGATGGCAGAAATACACTAAAACGCAAAAAAGTCCGATTGCAGTCGGACTCAAACTAAAATTTATTTACTTAATTATAACATGAAAGGATATGGCTATCAATGGATAAATTAGCTGACGAATGGATAAAGACAGTAACTGAACGCTTATTCAAGAACTTATTTAAAACTTTAAAAGTTTTTGATGTTGAAAATGTAATGCCTTTAATGCTTACGAGAGGTCAATTAAACACTTTCATTGGCCTGAATCCAACAAGGATAAATGAACTAATTGACATGAAAGATTTTCCGATTGTTAGGGTTCCGGGTAAGCAAGATAGGTATCCAAGAGATGCAGTTAAAAAATGGATTGACGAGAACTGGGAGAGAATAGAAAAATGAAAAAATTATTTAACTTAATCTTTGCAAAAGAAGAGGTAAAACAACATCAACCACACGACACGAAGCGGGCTTCATCAGAAAAACAGTGGGCTAAATTTGACGCTTATATGCGAAGTAGGATTTCAGAGGGGAAGTAGATGAAAGAATTTATTAACAGTCAAATTGATTTGTATGAAACAATTTTAAATTGTGTTGCTGAAAAATGGCCAAAGATGGAAGAAAATAAAAAAATCAAAATAGTTAATGCTATTTATCAAAGTTGGTCTCTTACAGATATTAATAGCACCCTTGAAGCAATAGAAATGGATGTAGATAGATATGAGAATTTATGTAAACAAAAAAGGTAAACCGTCCGTTGAATTTGAGTTTGAAGATCGGCGCGGTGTCATGTTTGATACAAGATTAATGTTAAAAGAATCACCACTCAAAGAAGAGTTTAAAGTTGATATGTACAAAGCTATTGATGGTGTTTTAAAAAAATATGAAGACATTTTCGATACTCCTCTTTTTGAAGAATTAATAATCGGGAAAGAAGAAGATATTAGAAAAATGATTGATTACGATGACAAATTCACTGAACTTTTTGGAGGGATTAGACATTGAAGATAACTAAAGCACAAGATTTAAAACGGACAAACAATTGGAGAATTCTTATCTATGGTAAAGCTGGACTTGGCAAGACATCGCTAATTAAACAATTAAAAGGTAACACTTTGGTATTGTCATTGGATAACTCCCATAAAGTATTAGAGGGCATTCCAAATGTTGATGTTAGAACAATTGACAATGACGGCGCAATTTCGTTCGATAGGGAACATCCGTCAGACGATATCAATATTTTCCTTAAAGAAGTTGATGAAGTGTTAGATCAATACGATAACTTAGTCATTGATAATGTATCAAGCTTACAATCAGACTGGTTTATCGAACAAGGTCGCAAGTCTAAAAATGGAATTAGTAACGAGTTACAACATTATAACCAATGGACTAATTACTTCCTGAGAGTATTAACAACTATCTATTTAAAACCAATAAATATTTACGTAACGGCATGGGAAGATACACATGAGTTAAATTTGGAAACAGGACAAATTATTACGCAATACGTTCCGCAGATTAGGGGGTCTGTATTAAATCAATTGCTGGGGTTGACAGATATTGTCGGTCGTATCTTAGTAAATGCAAAAACAGGTTCTCGCGGATTGATTCTTGAAGGTAGCGAAGGCACTTATGCTAAGAATAGATTAGATGATAGAACCGCTTGTAAAATTGAAGATTTGTTTAACTTCGAAGGGAGTGATGCGTAACGGTATACCAATTACACGACTACCAGGCTGAACTTATAAACGAAGCGAGAAAGCATATTTTAAACAATAACGTGATGATTGTCAGCCCTCCCGGAAGTGGCAAATCAGTTGTCATATCTGACATTGCGAAGTCAGCAACTAAGAAAAACGGACACGTTTTATTCTTAGTGCATCGCAAGGAATTAATAGACCAAATCACAAACAGCTTTAAATTCCATGAGGTCGATATGGATAAAGTCGATTTACTAACAGTTGGCAAAGCAAAAAATCGACTGGATAAATTAACCAAGCCTACACTGATTATCACAGACGAGGGGCATCACGGTAAGGCAAGTACTTACCAAGTTATCTATGATTATTTTAAAGACGTTCCAAGATTAGGTTTTACTGCAACACCTTGGAGGCTATCGGGTGACGGTTTCACAGACACCTACGATGTTATGGTTCTTGGCAAGACTGTTGAGTGGTTAATCGATAACAACAAACTAGCACCATATGATTATTACAGTGTATTATCAATCGACACTTCGAAACTAAAAGTGCAAAACGGAGATTACTCTAATAAATCGATTGATGAATCATTTGGTAAAAAGATTTTTGGTGATGTCGTCCAAGAATATATCAAAAAGGCCAACGGTCAGAAAGCTATCTTATATGCTCACTCTGTGGAAGCGTCAGAGGCATTTGCTAAAGAATTCCAATCTATTGGTATCAATGCAATACATGCAGACGCAAAAACACCTAAGGCTGAACGTGACAAAATCATGCAAGATTTTCGTGACGGAAAAATACAAGTCGTTTGTAATGTTGACTTGATATCAGAGGGGTTCGATGTTCCTGACTGTGCTGTAACCATACTATGCAGACCGACTAAATCACTTGTTTTATTTCTTCAACAATCCATGCGATCAATGAGATATCAACCTAATAAAAAGGCGATTATACTTGACCACGTTGGAAATTGGAACGTGCATGGCTTACCAGACGCACCGCACGATTGGGAAAGCTATTTTATTGGTGGTTGGAAAAAGAAGTCAAATAAAACTAATACGGTACACGCAAAAGAATGCCCTGAGTGTTCAGCGCTATGGCCACTCAATCAACCACTTTGTGATTTATGCGGACACGACTTTAACTTGAAAGAAAAGCAAGAGAAAGAACGCATAGAGGCAGAACTTGAACTCATAAAACGTGAGCAGTTTAGAATCAAACAACTTGCTAAGAAGAAGTTTGGTAAAGATTTAAAAACAAACTGGGAAATTGCCCAAGCTAGAGTTAAAGACGCTGGTAAAGGCAAACCATTATACAAACTGATTTATTTCTACTTAAAAACTGATTGGGTAGAAACGAATATCAAACAACTTGCTGAAGTAACTGGCAAGTCAGAAAAAGAAATATATAGCGCCTACAATTGGCTAGAAAAGAAATTAAGAGGATAAAAAAATGGCAGGATTTACAACAGATTTTTCAGAAGTTAAAGAACACGCAGAATTCAAAGAACAACCATACGAAATGATTGTCTTTGATGCATACGAAGCAGTAAACGAACGCAACAATAAAAAGCGTGTCGTTATCGATTACGTTGTCCGAAATGACATCAAACAAGAAATGCAAAACTTCCATTTATGGGATGAGCAATATCCTAATTCCCAAACTGGGAAATATCACATTGGCATCTTAATGGGTAAAGCAAAAGCGCTAGGTATCAAAGAGGGTCAACACTACGATAGCTTTGAGGCATTCTTAAATGACTTCAAAGGACGTACTGCAAAAGTTACCGTAAAACTTGAGGAGTATAACGGAAATAGATATCCGAAAGTACGTTACTTAAACCCAAGTGAAGTGCCAAATTCACAACACGTTTGGAAAGAAAAAACAACTGGATTTACACAAGCGGAGATTAAAGACGACGATCTTCCGTTCTAATAAGATTGGGGGATAAATGACATCAAATGAATTTATAGAGGCTTTATCAAAACTGACAACCGAAACAGATTGGGGAGACCCAATCTTCGGTGAATCAGTACTTAAAGCTGAATTGAGAAAACACTTATTTAAAATTGTTCCAATCGACCATAACGGTTATGTTCACAAACTGTTCTATTCAGAGTTGGTTAAAGATGAAGATGTCATGTATTTCGTATCTGACGGACGCAAGACTTATCGATTTTTGTTCGGAGAAACAAAACTTAAGACGGATAAGCAAGGTAGCGAATACCTAACCTACACAGTCGAAAACAACTTCCCACCATTCGCGAAACTGGTTATCGATTACATACTTGGTGCTTACACATTCTTTGAGAATAAACTCTACGATGTGAGGTATAAGCAATTCAAACTGATTGACGATTTTACACTCCAAACAAAATACGGTTTCAAAGATTCAGGTCATATTTTAGAAATACTACAAGGTATTCATAAAACGCTGGATATCAAACCAATAAATTATATCGAACCATATCAGATTGCCTGCAAGGATTTTATAATTGACCTTGAGGACTCGGAAATATTAGAGCAAACACCTATGCAAAATGTTTCTTACTTTAAATACTACGACGTAGATTATCAAACAGCAATTGCAAGTAAAGCAACCGCAAATCAATTTTTAGAGTATGTTATCGCAGATGAAAATTCACTTAACAACGCAATGCTTCAAGCTTATTTCATAGCGCAGGTATCATGCGGTATTCGTGCAAAAACGAATTTCTTTATCTCAAAATCAGGGGTACGAACTGGGAAGGGGTTACGGCATATCGCATTATCAGGATTATTTAATAAAATCGATGTTGAATTAGACACTCTTAAAAGTAATGGTTTCGAGGCACTGCAAGCTTGGGCGATGTTTTCAGGTGGCGAAATGGCACTTGCAACAGAGCAAGGGGACATTCAAGGCAACGCAATGGAACGTGTATTAAAAATCATTGCGACTGAGAAAACACACGTTGCACGAGCAATCGGTCAGAATCAGTCAATGGTTACGTTGTCATCTGTACTGTGTGTCGACACAAATAGAACAGTAGCACTATCCGATGAAATGAATGGACGAAAAGTGTTAATTCAATTTAAAGATAGACCGAAAAAAGAAACTGATTACGAGCGCGAACAGATATTTAGGCCTTACTGGCAAGCTTTCACTGATCGTGACAAGAATCCCAAAATTGATGGTTGTATCGGTTTCCTATTAAACTCACTTGAGTATTTTCAAAAAACCGGTAAGTGGTATCAATGGAAAGATGTTGAAGTATTCAATGATATTGATTTAGATGAATTTCAAATCGCACTTATCAACTCATTACAAGAAGTCGATTTTGTACAACGGACTGATAATAAGGAAGTTATTGACTTATCATTGCAGGTGTACGGAAAAAATAGCAATGCATTAAGTAAAGCAATTTCTGAGATTGGTGTACGAAGTAAATCTAAAAGAGTGAACGGACGAACAGTTAGAGGATATGAAGTCGAAAATAAAACACGTTTCGATAAATATGTCATCTAAAAGTTACGGGGTGTAACGCGGTTGTTACGGGGTTTTTGGAAAAGGTCGTAACGCACTTGAACCTTAGAGCGCCAACGGTTTTCAGAGTTAAAAATCTAAAAGTTACGGGGTTACAACCAAATAGTCTAATTAATGATTGATTAATTATTGATTATATATAGAGTGGGGTAGGTCGAAACGACGTAACGGCGTTACAAATAGCTATAAACATTATTATATCAACGATTATAGGAGTTACGGGGTATGTATCACACTACAGCACTTTCGTTCTTAAAGAAAGGATATCAGGTAATACCACTTAGTAAGAAGACTGGTAGACCAATTATTCCATTTAAAGATAGAGAAATGACGAAAGAAATTATCGAATCAATTAATTGGTTTAACTGTGATTACGCATTGTTAATGCGTGGGATGTGGTGTATAGACATTGACACGCACGAGATGGACGAACAGTTATCTAGTGAATTGCTAACAATGATAAAAACTTTAGGGGTCGATTTATTAACAGTACTTACTACTGATCAATACGGAAATGGTTTAGATGGTTATTCGTCAATTATTCGAAGTGAGCATAAATTTGAATTGATAAAAAATTTCAAAAACACTTTCGTGGAAGTCACTAAAAGTGGTGGTATGCATATTTTATTTAAAAAACGTGATGGCATAAACTACTCACAAAAGATTGGTGTAATGCCTGGTGTTGATATAAAAGCCAATGACAATAACTATGTGAAGATATTTCCATCTGATGGACGTGAAGTATTACAAGCTGTTAAAAACTTACCTTACTACGATGGAAAATTTGAAGAAGATATTTTTAAGTCAAAACAAGAAAGTATCATTACGTACTTCGGTGGTTCGATTGTTAAACCGAAAACAACGGGTTACCACGAAGGAAGAGAAGCTTATGAGAGAGTGGCTTCTGGAACATCATATAACAGGAATGATGATTTATTTAAAGGTGCATGCTGGGCGTTTGAAAATGGTATCGATATTGACGATTTAACATCAATCATTGGAACAGTAAAAGGTAGAGATGTATTTACACGAGAGGAGTTTGAACTAACTATTGAATCAGCAAGACGAAAAGTTAACTACGTCACTTTCTGAACATGATATCCAAAACCTTATCAGAATGGAATTATCCAAATCAGGCCATACAGTGTTTCGAATAAACGTCGGTAAAGTCAAGATGCAAAATGGGCGTTGGTTCGAAACAGGTGTACCTAAAGGGTATTGTGATTTATCAGGATTTCGAAAAGGTGACGCAAAAGCATTCTTTATTGAAGTAAAAAATGAAAAAGGTCGATTACGACCTGAACAGAAAAAATTTATAGAAAATATGCAAAAACGAGGCGCTTTAGCTGGAGTTGCTAGGTCTGTTGAAGACGCATTGGAGATAATAAATGACACTAACAGATAAATTTTATAGTAAATTTGAAGATAATTCAAAAGCTTTTTGCAGAGAGGTATTTAAAGATATCAATAGTGAAGAGTTTAGACGTATCTATGTAACTATTGTTGCAAATAAACGAGCTGGTATTTTGCCTAGACCGTCGTCATTAATTTATTTTAAAAATTATTACGAGCCTGACGAATTTGAAAAAATGATGATTAAATCGCTTGAACAAAGGGATTTTAAAGCAGAAGAAGACATAACTGCTCTCGAAGAATTTAAAGCAGTTAAAAAAGGTTTGACTAGAAAGGAATACAGAGCGCTGATCAGAAAACAAGTGCATGAAAAAGCATTGTCGCTCTTAGGATTATAAATGAAAAGACATAAAGCAAATTATTTAGACATAAAATACACAGCTAAGTCATACGATAACTTATTACCAAACGATGTGTTAGATCGTTTAATAGAGTATATGACTGCAAATAAAATAAGTATTGATGATATGTCAGAGCGTTTAAAAATGGAAGAAAAGTTAGTCGAGAAATTTTGGTTGCGAATTAAGATACCGACAGAATTTCAAGCAGAGTTGATTATGAAAGAGGTGGAGAATGATTAAGTTGACAAGAGAAGAAGATAAAGCGTTACGTGTGTTTGGAGGAATTGAAGATACAGTTATAAAGACAGATTTAATAAATTGGTTATTTACAGGAGATGGACTATTAAGTAAAACTTTTGTTACTGCTGAATCTAAACTTAAAGCTATCCAAGCTATCCTTGACGGCGAATGGGAAGTTGAAGAGCCGTTGTATTATGTGAAGTTAGTTGATAGTGAATTTGGTTATTTAAACATTACGCCAGAAAGTGACTTTACTGTTACCAGTAAAGAAGAAGTACTAGGTCACAAAACCAAATTCACCCGAGCGGAGGCTATTGCTATTGACCCACGCTATGAGCAATTTTTGGAGGAAGTGAGATGATACCTAAATTTAGAGTATACGATTTAGAAAATTGCGAAATGTGGGTAGCTAATGACTATGAAGATTTATCAGAGCTATTCATGGCATTAGATACAGATAACAGTATGTTTAGTGATCCAATGCAATCAACAGGTCTGTTTGATAAAAACGCTTTAGAAATTTTTGAGGGTGATGTGGTAAATGCTTTTGATTATGACTCTGATGATGGGAAGATATATAAAACTACTGATTTAACAGGCGTTATAACGTATCACAAAAACGCATTTTGTATTCAAAGTGGAAAAATTTTAATAGATTTGTGGGTACACGCCGAAGGAATCGAAATCATCGGAAACATATACCAAAACAGTGACTTACTAGAAAGCGTGGAAGAATGAGCGTAAATGATATTACAAATGTTGAATTACTTATAAATGATTATCTAAAAATAGCCAAAGCTTTAGTGTATAAGCCTGATTTTCCTTTGTATTCTAAAGAAGAACAACAGTGGAATAGAGAAAACCCACACTGTAACATGACCAGATTACGCAGATTAGGAAAAGAAATCAGAATTAAAATGCAAGAGGTGGAAGAATGAAAAACATTGAAATTAAAACACCACAAGATTTTCTTGATGCAACTGTGATGGACCTTTTAATTTATTTGAGAAACGACAACTCAACAGAGTGTACTGCTGAATTAACTGACAACGGTTCAGGTAGGAAGTTAGTAGTTACGCTGTCTTATAAAGAGGTAGAAGAATGAAGAGGTATGAGTTTAAAGCATTACACGTAAAAATCTTTATTGTTATGTACAGCCTGATTTTAACAGTTTTGGGCTATACGATTGCTGATAATTACTATCAGCCTCAAATAGAGGGTTTGCAAAAACAACTCACACGCACACAGTATCAGTTACGCAAAGCGAGAGAGCAAAATGTGGAGCAGACTGCGAGGATTGCGGAATTGACGAATAACGGAGGATAACATGAAGTTTTTAGAAATTGACGGAAGATATATAAATATCGATAAGATAATTTCTGTTAACAGTGGGTTCTGCTTAGATGGAACAAAATTTACAACCATAAAATGTGAAAATCAAGAATATTTTGATACTGAAATACCTATTGAAAATATTCTTGCTAGGCTTGCAGAACTTACAGGAAATGGGGGATAAAATATGGATTGGAAACATGCGTATTTAGCACCAAATAAAAACGGATTTTTACAATGGCATGGAGATATGCCTGAGTATGACAAGGAACTAGTAATTTATACAAATGGATACTTTTTTATTGATACTTTTATTTTTGAAGATGACGGTCATGCTGAATTAGAAGAAAATTTTTCAGCGGATGATTTCTACTGGTGTGAACTTGAAAAACCTGATACTGGAAATGGGGGATAGATGAAAGTAAAAGATCTACATAAAGTGCTAGCAAAAGTTGACCCAGAGCTCGAAGTTTGGATAAACGAAAAAGACGAAGGAGTTTTAACTAAAGCTAAAAACGTAATGACTTGGAACAAGCATCCTAATAAGTTTTTTATCAATGCAGAAACATATCCAGATTAAAAGAGGTAGCAAATGAAGATATTAACTGAGTTTAAAATGGAAATTATTGAGTATAATCAACACTTTCCTAATTCCATAACAGCTAATAAAACTGAAGTTGTTGTAATAGCTGATAGTCTTCAATCAGCTATTGACAGAGCGTTTAAACTTACACCTAAAAACACAGGTATGATGATGATTATGTTATGAAAGCTAAAGTTATATCACTTAGAGATATTTTAATAGATAGTGAGGAAGTAAATGAAGATTGAAGATATTGAGCGAATAGTTAACGAATATTTTATGTTCAGAGCTAACAGAAGTGGCGATGCAGTAATTAATATCGAAAATTTCTTAGATCATATTCGTTTTTCGTATGAGCGACTAAATAGCGATGATAATCATAATCATTTTTATAAATTGGTAATTGACAAATCAGGCTATAGGATTGAATGCAATAAATGCCATGAAGTTTCTTTGGAGGTAATTACAAATGAAGATTGAAGAAGCAAAAATTCGATTTGAAGAAATCGAAACATATACACATGGTTTTTATGATGATGTGTTGATCAAAAAACGTGATGCGAAAGTATTACTAGACCAAATCGAACTAGACCAACCAAAACCAGTAGTGCCGAAGTTTGTGGCTGATTGGATAGAAGATCACAAAGGAGATTATAGTAAGTGGGATGAAGAGGCTAGAGCTGATTTTGTTTTTAGGGCTATCAATGACCTGTTCAGGTTTGGAGAAGATCTTTATTCTTGGGATTTTACTATTGATGAAAAAATTTCTGAGTGGACGACTAAAAATGCTTATGAATTTATTACTGCAATTTTGTTCGGCTACACAGTCGAGAAAGAGAAGCTCTACACTGTTGAGATACCTAATCCGAATCGTATAGGAAATGAAGCTAACGTTCTTATGATGAATAGTTTTAAACAAGTTGTCATAGTAAAAAAATTCGGAGAAGATTGGAAAAAAGAAAAAGGTTATCAACTAACAGAGGAAGAAATCCGCAAAGATTTTGATTGGGCGTGGCAACAAGGATTTATGAAAGAGGTGACGGAATGACAGAGCCGTCTGTATTAAAGGTAGTTTTAAGGAATTTGGCATTGAGAACGACATTAGCTATTATCTTGAAGCAACACTTACTGAATAGATTTCAGTTGAAAGTTATAAGTAATTGGTATTGTACTGATGGACAAAATTTTGGATTAAAAAAGAAAGCCCAGATTCATCAGTCGTACATCAACGGAAACAGAAAAGATTCAATTATTCTGTGGGAAATGTTAAACAACCATTATCTAACCATATTTGGTCTCAATACTTACTATCCCATTCCCAAAAAAGAGTTAGATAAATTGGTGGAATCAGTCGATGGTAATTTGAAAAAAATAAACTTGAATCAATTGCTTGATGACTGGAATAAAAAAACAAAAACAGATGATATTACTGCTCGTATTCAATATGAGGGTATTCTGGAAATTGTAGACGAATTAAAGAAACCAAAAAATATGTACATGGACTGAAATAAAAAACGAATGGTCAGTCTTAATCATTTGATAGTTGAGGAGTTTGCAATCTTTACAGAAAAAATATCTGAAGCATTTAAACTCACACGCAAAGAAGCGGAACATTTTCCACAGTTTAAGTGGGTTAGCTTAGAGGAGTTGAAATGATTAAAAAATATAGGTCCCTAGGTTTAGAAAAACTAAATAAGTATATTAAAAGAAATGGTATTAAAAGAGAAGATATTATTATACTCAAAAACGATGTTTCTTCTATAAGCCATGATTGGTACACACTTACATACTGGGAGGATATTAAATGAACGAACTAATTAAACCGCTAGCAAAGGTTTTAGATATATCGGCTAGTGAACTAGAGAGAATAGTAAGCAGTCTGAATGTGAATGCACCACAGATTTATGAGCGGTTGTTGATTGAATATAAATGGTGGAAAGTGTTAGATATTATTTCTTCGACTTCGGCAGTTGTTGCATTTGTAGCAATGCTTATATTCGGAATATTAACACTATTCATCTGTGTAGAGGGAACAAAATGGGTAGACGATGCATTAAAAATAGTTTGCAAATGGTCTGGGATTATTTTTGTAGCTTCCGGTTTGGTTACAATAATTTGTGTTTCGCTATCAGTAATTCTAGCACCACATATTGATTTAATTATGCAACTTAAATAACCAACAACGGTATCACGAGCGTTCGATTCGCTCGGTTGGTATTAACCGAAAATAAAAAAAGAAAAGAGGTATCTCCTTACATCAATACAAATCTAAAGCTGCTTATCGGTTAGCAGTGATTATCCAAGGTTATAAACCTGACAAAATAAAAAAGAAATGAGGTATCTTAACTACTCTGATAAGACAAAAAAAGAGCCCTGCAAAAGGCCCTTTTGGTAAAACTATCTATCATCATTATACCATAAGGAGACTTGATTGTGGGGAAAAATCAGACACCAAAAGCAAACAGATTTATAAATGATTTAAAGGCCATTCCTAAGCTCATAGAGAGCCTTGAACGCGACTCGAATATAATGAACCGCTCATTAATAAAAAGCCCACAGTGGAACGATATGAGCGTTTCTGGAGGCGTTAGAAAAACTCAAGAGGATAAAAATATTGATGCTATTGTTAAGACTGATTATTATAGCAAACAAATAGAGGAGTTGAAACGCAAAAAAGAAAATATGATTAACATAATTATACAGAATACAGGATTGTGTGAAAGTCATGTGTTAATCAAAACAATTGAAAGTGAAGATAGCTATCAGGCTATGGAGAAACTTGATATAGGTAACAGAAATAAGTATTTTAAAATATTAAATGATGGCAAAAAAAGTCTAGAATTGATACTTTAAAATATTATATTTATACAAAATAATACGCATAAATACTTATTTGTATGCTATTATAGTATTATCAAAATAGCAAGAAGAGATAAATATTTTGTCAATGGACTGTTTATTAGTCGCCAATTTTAACTACGATCAAACTTGTTATTTTGATATGTGAGATAAGCAGGTTCGAATCCTGCTATCTCAATTAGGGAACATAGAGTAGTGATTGGAAAGGTACTAGAGTTGGCCACTCTTGGCACATTAGATGTCACTTTGTCGGTTCGATTCCGACTGTTCCTATAACTCATCTACCGAGTGTAGAAAGAGATTGAGTAAGCGGTGCTAATCTACTGTATCGCTTATGGTTTTGAGAGACGCTTGACGTCGTTAGTCACCACAATTGGTGGCTTTTTATTATGGAGGTAAATGAAATGACCCCCCCTACATCAAATTTAAGGGCGGACAAAAAAGGTACCCACCGGGTTGCATTTGACAGAAATAAGAGAAAGCTACTCAAGACAGTAAACGTCTGCGGGATTTGTGGTAAGCCAGTTGATAAGTCGCTTAAGTACCCTCATCCTTTAAGTCCAGCAATAGATCATATCGTTCCCATTGCAAAAGGCGGACATCCATCATCAATGGATAACTTACAGCTAACACATTGGCAATGCAATCGGCAGAAGTCTGATAAGCTCTACTCTGATGTCAAACAACAAGACCAAAAGACAGTTGGCAATAGAAATCTTCCTCAAAGCCGAGACTGGTCGTCATACGCATCTAAATAATAAATATGATGATTTATATCAAGAAAAACAAAAGTTGCTTAGAATTGATTTTAGGGGGCATATAGACCCAGCCGACTTGGTGGCCGAGCTTCACGCCGTCACTGTACATTTTTTCACACGTTAGCATTTGGAAAGGGGAGTAAATGAAAAAGATATGCGTTATATGTCAAAAAGAGTTTGTGCCAGAGACAAACAGAAGTATTTACTGTTCGGAAGAATGCAGAAAACAAGGGCGGTTGAAGACTCAGCGTGAATTAATGAAGAAGAAACGCCAACCAAAAAATGTTGAAAAAACAGACTCTCAAAATGCTAACCTAGACAGCGGAAATAGACCAAAGAAAAAGAGAAACTTGTTACAGCACTACCAGAAACTAAAAAAGGATTTGCTAGCAAATGAAGAGCAGTTCGGTTTCAAGGGTCTTTATTTAGTTGAGGGAATCGATATACACGAAGAAAACTTTGAGCAATTAATCATAGAAAAGATTAAGGAGAGAAAATGAACTATATGGGGATGGGCTACCTTCAAAGGAAGCTTAGCATTTATAAACGGGGCGTCGAGAAGCGTTACAGATATTATTCGATGGACGACATAGATAACACAAGAAGCATTGTTACTCCTGACTCTGTCAAGCAGATGTACCGTTCTGTTTTGGAGTGGACCGCTAAAGGTGTTGATTCTTTAGCTGACCGCATTATTTTTAGGGAGTTTGAAAATGATGGCTTCAATGCATCGGAAATATTCCAAGCAAATAACCCTGATATTTTCTTTGATACTGCGATTCAATCCGCCTTAATCGCATCGTGTTGCTTTGTTTACATTATGCCCGGTGAAAATGGTGAACTCCCTAAATTGCAAGTTATCGAAGCTAGTAAGGCGACTGGTATTTTAGACCCGACAACATATTTATTAACAGAAGGCTATGCAGTCTTAGAAGTTGACCAAAACGATAATCCGATACTGGAAGCTTACTTCACTAAAGAATACACAATCTATTATCCAAAAGGTGCTGACTCATTTTTCATCGAAAATCCGACGGGACAGCCTTTATTGGTTCCAATCATTCACAGACCAGATGCTAAGCGCCCTTTTGGTCGTAGTCGCATTACTCAAGCCGGAATGTACCATCAAAAGGCAGCTAAACGCACATTGGAACGTGCTGAGGTTACAGCTGAGTTTTACTCATTCCCTCAAAAATACATACTTGGTCTTGATCCTGAGGCAGATGTCTTGGAAACGTGGAAAGCTACAGTATCTACAATGTTAGCGTTTGACAAAGATGAGGACGGAGATAGTCCAAGTGTTGGTCAATTTACAACTGCAAGCATGGCTCCATTCATGGACCATTTGAAGATGTATGCTTCACTATTCGCTGGCGGTTCTGGTCTAACATTAGATGATCTCGGTTTCCCTTCAGATAACCCGTCATCAGTTGAAGCAATTAAAGCAGCACATGAAAACTTAAGGGCAGCAGGGCGAAAGGCTCAGCGCTCTTTTTCTTCGGGATTCTTAAACGTGGCCTATGTCGCTGTTTGTTTGAGAGATAATTTCCCATATAGCAGGAATCAGTTTATGAATACAGTTATCAAGTGGGAGCCATTGTTTGAAGCAGATGCTGCTATGATGTCATTGATTGGAGATGGTGCTATTAAAATTAATCAAGCTGTTCCAGGTTTTATTGATAAAAACGTCATTTATGACTGGACCGGAATAAAAGGATCTGACGACGATGAACATTTATTGATAGGTGGTGTTGATAATGGTTGAGGATATCGTACCAAGTTTACTGCAAAAAATAAAAAAAGAGTTTAATGCTAAGTATGCATCAAGTCCAAAGATTAAAGAGTTACTAAAAAACAAAACATCTCAAAACTCTTATTTATTTGCAAAAGAGGTTGGGCAGATTCTAGCTAACGTTTTCGAAAGTAATTTAACGATGAATGTATTACCTGATGGAAAGATGTATTTTAACATCGCTGAGCGTATATTGTTTGACACATTAGGTACTAATCATAAGTTAGTGACGCAATACGCAAGTCAAATGCAATCGGCGTTGAACAAAGAAGCAAAGATAGGTCTCAAACCGAGGGAACCCTCTCTTAACAAAGATAAAATAAAAGGAATTGTTAATCGTGTCTCGTACGAAGAAAACTACGATGATATCAAGTGGATAATGAAGGACCCAATCGTCAACTTTACTCAGTCAGTAGTTGACGATTTTATAATGGAGAATGTTAATTTTCACGGAAAATCAGGACTAAAGCCACAGATAAAAAGATATGTCGTCGGGAAGTGTTGCGATTGGTGCGAACAAAAAGCTGGAACTTATTCTTACCCGGTAGACAAAAGCCTTTACGCAAGACACGAAAATTGTGATTGTATAGTGGAATATCATCCTAAAGATGGAAGAGGTATCCAAAATTCTTATACAAAACAATGGAGATAGTTATAAATAAAAAGGAGCGTGATCCGTTTATCTCCCAGCGACAGGGTTATCATGCAATACGATTGGAAGGAATGAAAAATGGTTGTTACGAAAACAAAACTTGGCAATCAACATCCGACTCAATCGGTAAATTTACATTATTCTATTTCTTTGTCTGATGAAGCTGTTTTTTACTACGAAAAAACCGGCTTAAGTTGCTATAATTGGCAGAAAAATATGCTTTCCCCGATTATGGCTATTGATGAAGATGGTTTGTGGGTACATCAAAAATATGGCTATGCTATTCCGCGTAGGAATGGTAAAACGGAAATTGTCTATATTCTAGAGCTTTGGGGTCTTCATAAAGGTCTTAAAATTTTGCATACTGCACATAGAATAAGTACGTCCCACTCATCATTTGAAAAGCTAAAAAAATATTTGGAAATGTCCGGCTATGTTGATGGCGAAGATTTTATTTCCAACAAGGCTAAAGGTCAAGAGCGTATAGAGTTTAAGTCGAGTGGTTCTGTTATCCAATGGCGAACTCGTACTTCAAATGGCGGTCTTGGTGAGGGCTTTGATTTATTAGTCATAGACGAAGCGCAAGAGTATACTTCTGAGCAAGAATCAGCTCTTAAATATACTGTCACGGATAGTGACAATCCTATGACAGTCATGTGTGGAACTCCACCAACAATGGTGTCAACCGGCACTGTCTTTGAATCTTATCGAAAAGAAGTACTAAAAGGCGCCAAAAAATATTCTGGTTGGGCTGAATGGTCTGTGTCTGAGATGACTAAAATTGATGATGTGCAGTCATGGTATATTGCAAATCCATCAATGGGATTTCACTTGAACGAGCGGAAAATTGAGGCGGAACTTGGCGATGATGAAATTGACCATAACATCCAGCGTTTAGGATACTGGCCGACATTTAACCAAAAATCTGTCATCTCTGAAAAAGAGTGGGGCAAGCTCAAAGTTGAGCAAACTCCTGAATTATCAGGAAAACTTTTTGTTGGCATTAAGTTTGGTCAAGATGGGAACAATGTGTCTATGTCTATTGCAGCAAGAACAAAAGAAAATAAAATATTTGTTGAGTCTATAGACTGCTTGTCTGTCAGAAACGGGACACAATGGATAATTGATTTTTTGAAATCTGCTGACATTGCAAAAGTAGTGGTTGATGGCGCAAGTGGTCAAGAACTTTTAGCTCAGACGATGAAAGAGCAAAAACTAAAAGCTCCAATTATGCCAAAAGTGTCAGAGATCATTACTGCAAATATGACTTGGGAACAAGCTATCATGCAAGAGACTATATGTCACAATGACCAGCCGTCTTTAACCGCCGTTGTAACAAACTGCGAAAAGAGGCAAATTGGCTCTAACGGTGGTTTTGGGTATAAATCGCTTTATGACGATAAAGATATTAGTTTAATGGATAGTGTATTGCTTGCGCACTGGGTTTGTTCAACAACAAAACCAAAAAGAAAGCAAAGAATCAGCTATTAAATACGGCATCTCGTTTGAGGTGTTTTTTTAATGCAAAAATTACCGAACTGCCGGGAAAGCAGGAGAAAGGACGTTATCATGTCAGAATTTAAAAATATTACTTCGCAAGAAGAACTGGACGCAATCGTTAAAGCTCGTGTTGCTCGAGAACGTGAGAAATATAACGATTACGAAGAATTGAAGACAAAAGTTGCAGAGTTTGAAACAAAAGAAGCAACTTATCAGTCAACAATTGAAGGACTTAAGACAGAAAAAAACGAACTATCAAGTCAATTAGAATCTGTCAATGGCGAACTCAATCAAACTAGATTACAAACTGCTAAGCAACGTATTGCAACCGAATATGGTTTACCACTTGACTTAGCCGAGCGACTACAAGGTGATGACGAAGAAGGATTTAAAGCAGATGCTGAACGATTGGCATCATATATCAAACCCTCTCAACCAACACCCCCCTTAAAATCAAACGAACCAGCTATTTCGGACTCGAAAGAAGCGAGTTGGGCAGAAATGGCACGAAACTTAATTAATACAGGAGATTAAAAAAATGGCAGAAGCAATTAAAGCAGGAACACTTTTTAAACCAGAATTAGTAACAGAAATTATGAGCAAGGTTCAAGGACATTCTACTCTTGCTAAATTATCAGGACAAACTCCAATCCCATTTAATGGAGTAGAGCAATTTATTTTTAATTTAGATGGTAACGCTCAAATTGTTGGTGAGGGCGAGCAAAAACTCGGAAGCACTGCGACAGTAACATCTAAAATCATTAAACCGATGAAGTTTGTATATCAAGCTCGGATGACAGATGAATTTAAATATGCATCAGAAGAAAAACGTTTAAACTTTTTGAAACATTATGCAGATGGGTTCGCGAAAAAAATGGCAGAAGCGTTTGACATTGCAGCTATTCACGGACTCGAACCTCGGTCGATGACTGACGCCTCATTCAAAGCGACAAACTCATTTGACGGAGTTGTTACAGGAAACGTTGTACCTTATAATGCAGCAACAATCGATGAAAATATCGATACAGCAGTAACGACTATTGTCGTAAACGGTAATGAAGTAACTGGTATTGCATTATCCCCACAAGCAGGCCAAGATATGTCTAAAATTAAATTGGGTGCTGATAAATTACCAGCATATCCAGAATTCCGATTTGGTCAACGCCCAGATAATTTCTTCAACATGCAACTTGATATGAATAAAACACTTACAACAACTGGCGGTACTGCTAAAACAGACCATGCAATTGTCGGAGACTTCCAAAGTAAATTTAAATGGGGTTACGCAGAAAATATTCCAATGGAAATCATTGAATACGGCGATCCTGACGGCTCTGGACGTGACCTTAAAGCTTATAATGAAATCTTACTACGTACCGAAGCGTTTATTGGTTGGGGTATTCTTGATGAAAAAGCATTCGCTCGTGTGGAGGTGCAAGGTTAATGATATATAAAGATAAAGAAACAGGTGCAGTAGTTGTTACTGACTGCGAACTTTCTGGCGACTGGGAAGTTATGCAAGAAGAAAAGCAAAAGAAAACTACTAAGAAAGCAGAGGCTAAATAGCCTACTAGAAAGGTGGCTATTATGGCAAATTTCGCTACTACAGACGATATTATCCTTCTTTGGAGGAATTTATCAGCTGATGAAATCAAACGCGCAGAGGCGCTCTTAGCAGTCGTATCTGACACGTTACGATTAGAAGCTAGCAAAGTTGGAAAGGACTTAGATGCAATGATTGTGTCTAGTCCTTTTTTTGCTACAGTCGTAAAATCCGTGACTGTTGACATTGTAGCAAGAACGCTCATGACATCAACAAATGGAGAGCCGATGGCTCAAGAAAGCCAGTCTGCTTTAGGTTATTCGTGGTCTGGTACTTACTTAGTACCCGGCGGCGGGCTGTTTATTAAAGATAACGAGCTGAAAAGACTCGGCTTAAAGAAACAAAGATATGGAGGAATTGAACTTTATGGGGAAATTGAAAGGGATAACGATTACTTTAATCGATAAAGTCGTCCAAGGAAAAGACGCCTTTAACAATCCTATAAAAATCGATTCTGAAATTAAGGTTGAAAATGTTCTAGTCGCCCCAACTTCCTCAGATGACATCACAAATCAACTAAATCTAACTGGTAAAAAGGCTGTTTATACTTTAGGAATCCCAAAAGGCGATACTCACAACTGGGAAAATAAGGAAGTTAGATTTTTCGGACAGAAATTCAGAACTTTTGGCCTGCCAGTCGAAGGCATAGAAGATTTGATTCCACTTGAATGGAATAAAAAAGTGATGGTCGAAAGATATGAGTAATTTTAAATTTAAGCTTGACAGAACTGGGGTAGCAAGTCTCATGAAGTCGTCTGAAATGCAAAATGTCCTAAAAGGACATGCTAAAGCAATTAAGGATCGTGTGGGAGATGGCTACGAGCAAGACATTTATGTTGGTAAGAATCGAGCAAATGCGATGGTAAGCGCAACAAGTATTAAAGCTAAAAAAGACAACATGGAAAACAATACTCTGCTTAAGGCGGTGCATAGATGATCGAAATAATTATTACAAATTACCTCGCAGAAAACTTAAATGTTCCAGTTTTTAATGAACATCAAGAAAATGAACTAGATTCTTTTGTTTTAATCGATAGAACTGGTGGAACTAAAAAGAATTATTTGAAAACTGCAACAATAGCTTTCCAAAGTTACGCAGAATCAAAATATAAAGCTTCGTTGTTAAACGAAGAATTAAAACAAACTATAGAAAAAATTGAGGAACTTCCTGAGATTTCAGGGGTGCATCTCAATTCTGATTACGACTATACCGACGTACAGACTAAACGTTATCGCTATCAAGCGGTATACGACATAAATTACTATTAAAAAGGAGAAAAAATGGCTACAGATTCTACTAAAGTTGTTGCTGGTAAACCTAAAATTGGAGGCGCGATTTGGTCAGCTCCGGCAGGATCAACATTACCAACAGACGCAAAAACAGAATTAGATCCAGCGTTTAAATCGCTAGGATATGTTTCCGATGATGGACTAACCAACGAAATGACAACAGATACCGAAGAAATAAAGGCGTGGGGAGGAGATACAGTTCTTACACCACAAACGGGAACATCTGATACATTTACATATAAATTGATCGAAGCTCTCAATGTTGAGGTTTTAAAAGAGGTTTACGGTGAAAAAAATGTTACTGGCACCCTCGAAGAAGGAATCAAAATATCTGTTAATTCTAAGGAAAAAATAGATCATGTCGTTGTCATTGAGATGGAAGTTAGAGGGCAATTTAAACGCATTGTTATCCCAATCGCCAAAATCAAAGAAATGGCTGAAATCAAGTATGTCGATGGCGAGCCAGTCGGTTACGAACTAACCGTCCAAGCTTTGCCTGATTCAAAAGGCAATACTCATTATGAGTATATTGGAGGTACACCTCTATGATAATCGGTACCACAAAATCAGGATTTGAATATAAAATTTCAGAGGCTCGCCTCAAAAACTATGAGCTAGTTGAACTCCTAGCAGACGTTGACAAAAATCCTTTATTGTTGCCTAAATTGGTTAAAGTTATGCTAGGAGAAGAGCTGGCAGACAAATTAAAAGATCATGTACGAGATAGCGAAGGCCTTGTTGATCTAGAAAAAATCAATGAAGAAATCGCTGAAATCTTCGAAAGTCAAAAAACATTAAAAAACTAATTGTCCTCGCCAAAATGATAAAAGCAGATGAAGACGCTCTTATTTGTGATTTAGCAGAAACTTATCACATATACGATTACAGACAGTTGCCAGCGGACTTGGTAGCTGTCTTTTCTGCTGGTTTAAGGGAAAATTCACGGGTCAGAATGTTAATGTCTGAAGAAAAACTAACAGTTGAGCAGACGCTTATAGCTGGAATTTTAGACAGATTGAGCATTCTGTTGTGGTCTAAAACCAAAGACGGGCAAAAAGGCATTAATCAGCCAAAATCCGTCATTGAGTCAGTTAATGCGAAGTCACAAGAAGAGATTACATCTTTTGAAACTGGTGAGGACTTTATGAAAGTAAGACAAAAATACATTACGAAAGGAGGGAACTGATGGCGATTGAATTAGGTCAAGCATATGTGCAGATAATGCCTTCGGCAAAAGGGATAAGCGGATCAATTAGTAAGCAATTAGACCCCGAAGCATCAAGCGCCGGAGCTAGTGCAGGCTCGCTAATTGGCGGAAATATTGTCAAAACTTTAGCGGGAATAGTTGCAGCAGCTGGGATAGGGAAGCTTATTGGAGATGCGATAAAATCATCAATAACAGAAGGTGCAGCTCTGCAACAATCTTTGGGCGGAGTTGAAACTTTGTTTAAAGAAAATGCGACTATTGTTAAAAAATACGCAGATGCAGCATATAAGACAGCTGGTTTGTCTGCGAATGCATATATGGAGAATGTAACAGGATTTTCCGCAAGTCTTCTGCAATCTTTAGGAGGAGATACTAAAAAAGCAGCTAATATAGCAAACATGGCGATGATCGACATGGCGGATAACTCAAATAAAATGGGAACTTCAATGGAGTCCATACAGTACGCCTACCAAGGATTTGCTAAGCAGAATTACACCATGCTTGATAACTTAAAACTTGGTTATGGTGGTACAAAAGAGGAAATGAAGAGATTGCTTCAAGACGCCGAAAAATTAACTGGCAAGAAGTATGACATGAGTAACTTATCTGATGTTTATCAAGCAATCCACGAAGTCCAAAAGGAAATTGGAATTACTGGAACTACCGCAAGAGAGGCGGAGCACACTTTCTCAGGTTCGTTAAACGCTATGAAATCTTCAGCTAGTAATCTTTTAGGCAAATTAGCGTTAGGAGAAGACATAAAACCTTCACTAGAAGCATTAGGGAAAACAACTTACACATTTGTTGTAGGTAATTTTATACCGATGTTAAAAAATGTGTTGACTGGAATACCGGTTATTTTAGGTACGGTTATCAAAGAGGGCTTGCAAAGCGTTTTTGGCAATAGTATTGCATCTCAGATGATGAAAGAACTGACAAAAGTCAACGAAGTTATCAACACTTTTTACGATATGGCTTTTGGCTCGCTTAGCAAAAAAGATAATAGCGACTTATTGGAAAGTTTGGGCTTTAGTCCCAGAACATCAAAAGAAATAGTAAATATAGCCGAACAAATCGGAACAACTATAAATACTTTCATAGGACAAATTCCAAGCGTCATAAATTCTGTTGGCGGTCTTATAATCCCTTTGATCCAGAAAATAACAAGTGGATTTTCAAAACTTGATTTTAGCGGTATTAAATCTATAGTCACATCAATCCTACCAGCTTTAACAACTGGTTTTAAACGATTTATGACTATTTCGAGTCCGGCCATTGAAAAAGTTTCTTCATCCTTTCTTGGTTTGTGGAATGCTATTCAGCCGTTAGCCTCCGTTTTGTCAAAGGCTTTGACGCCAGCTTTCCAAATTATTGGCTCATTTTTAGGTGGCATTCTGTCTGGAATTCTTACTGGTGTTGCTGGAGCATTCGATCTTATTAAAATAGCGATTGAAGTTTTAACACCTGTAATTAAGCTGCTTGTAGATGGTTTTCTCGCTTTAGAGCCAGCTTTAAGCTGGCTAGCAGAAAAAATAGGTTTTGTTATCGGCTTATTTAGCAATCTAAGCACAGCTGGGCAAGGAATGGGATCTATGATTTCATCGGCGTGGGCTAATATGCAGTCCGCTATTACAACATCAAGCACGATTATTTCAGGTGCTATTAACTTTACAAAGACTGTTTTTAGCAATCTTGGTAATACAGCTACAATAATAAAAAATATGATTTCGTCTGCGTTTACGGTAGCAGGAAATGTCATCTCGTCTGTTAGTGGTGCTATTCGTAGCGCTATTAATTTTGTTATCAATGTATTTACAAATTTTGGCGGAACAGTATCAAATGTGAGCAGAATAGTGATAGGTTGGGTAAACAACATAAAGGCTACTTTTAACAGCGTCAAAAATATAAATCTTTTCGAGGCTGGGAGGGCTATTATTGATAGTTTCTTAGCAGGCTTGAAAAGCGGTTGGGATGCTGTCACGGGATTTGTTGGCGGTATAGCTGAGTGGATAAAAGATAACAAAGGCCCTATTGAATATGACAAAAAGTTACTTATTCCGGCCGGAAATGCGATAATGGATGGCTTACATAAAGGATTAAAAGATAACTTTGCAACTGTAAAAGGGACTGTTACAAGTATGGCTGACGAGCTTCAAAGTGCTTTTGGGACACCTCAACTTGCAACAGAAATGCCTTTAAGCATGACAGGTCAAATTGCTAGCCAAGTGGCTAGTGGTCAACTTGCATATCAAGTAAGCGCCACACCATCAGAATTTCAAAATAATTTTGATTTACTCAAAGCTATTTCCGATTTAGCTGGTCGTCCAATTAATGTATCAATGAAGATCAACGAAAGAGAAATTGCCAAGGCTATCGCTCAGCCAGTAGAAGAACGGCAATCACTTTTAAAGGATCAAATGAATAGAATGAGAGGTATCGTTAATTAATGTCATATAAAACAGTTAGAGCATATCTTAACGATATCGAATTAACACAATGGATTACTATCAAACCAGGTTTCACTATTTTTAAAGGTAGCGATAAAAAGCTTGACTTGAAAAATTTTGACGATAGCAATGGATCTATTTTCTTAGGTACAAGCTACGGTCATAAGGTGATTGAAGTGCCATTTTATGTAAAGTATGAAACTATCAATGATTATGATGCTTTTCAACTCGCATTAAGATTGAAAGAGCCTAAAAAATTAAGATTTGATATCGCTCCGGACAGATATTTTATGGCTATTCCCGTAAATGACCTTGATTTCGATGAAATTAAATTGAACGGTAGTGGCAAAATTACGTTTGTCATTCCAGAAGGTGTCGCTAGAAGTAATGTCTATAAACGAGTTCAAAACTACACGCTAGACGGTAATAAATTAACTTTCCAAATTGAAAATAATGGAACTGAAGAGGCACTACCAATTATTACTATCAAGCATAATTCCGAAAACGGATATATTGGTTTAGCTAACCAAACAGGAGTTTTTGCTTTAGGGTCGCCTGAAGCTGAAGATGGGGCCATCGTTACAAAAAACGAGGTCCTTTTTGATTATTCGAAAGCCATTGCTCAGTCATTAGAAGGCGCTAAAAATGTTGGCGTTCTCAATTATATGGCACCTACTTATGACACAGAGCTAAAGCGCATGAGATTTGATAATATTCTTGGTTCTGGTAAAGGTGGAGAATATGTTGTTATCGGCAATCGTGGGACAACACCAGGTTACGGAGAGCATGAAGGAACACTAACTTGGGATATTGCTCCTGATTCGAACGGAGAATATACACTCAATGAGCATTTGTGGTGGTCTCAAGTATTTATTGCAGTCAATCAAGACCGCAAAGGGTTCCTTAAAATGTGTGTGTCAGGAATCAAAGAAGATGGTACAGAAGAATTCCTTTACGGGATCGAAACATATAAACGTAAAAATGGTACAGAAACTGAATATAACTTTTTTGCACTAGATGATGACGGGATCGGATGGAGATTTTATAAAAAATTTACATTCTCATCTGAAAATAGCAAACGAAATCCATTCAGTATGTCACGAGGTCGTGCTACTGAAATTTTTAGGGAAGAAGATAAGTTCAGGATTTTCTTTGATGGTAAACACTATCCAGTATCAGTACCGTCGCTTAGAGGTAAAAAGTCACGGAAAGTCCATTTGGCTATGGGGACTTGCTCAGACAGTAGAAAATACATTGACTACATGCTTTTTGAAAAACTACGATTTGAAAAAATGGGAGTTTCTCATTACAACAATATCGTAAACAAATATCAACCAGGTGATAAAGTCGTTATTAATTTTGAAGACGACTCTGTGGAGACTAAAGATGTTGATAGTATCCAAGACATGTTGCTTGGTTCAGAACCGTTAACTATTCCACCAGGAACATCAGAGTTTGTCATTCACTTGTCTAGTTGGATTTCGGTGATACCTGAAATAACAATTGATTTTGAAGAAAGGTTCTTGTAAAAAATATGATTATAGTAATTCATGATTCAGAGTTGAAACCAGTCTTAATACTTGATAATAAGAAACAAGGAACCTTGAACTTTTTTGATGATCAGTGGACAAGACATTTAATGACAGGGTCGTCCGTTTTTGAATTTTCTGTTTACAAAAAGAATTTACTAGGTGATACACCACTTTCTCACAAATATGACGTCTTGAATGACCAGGCATTTGTCTCTTTTATTAACAAAAAAGGCAAAGTTGAACTTTTTAACGTCATGCGGATTGAAGAAACTGAAAATAAAATCACTTGCTACTGTGAAAACCTAAACCTTGAATTACTAAATGAGTATTGTCCAGCATTCAAAGCTGATAAAGCGATGTCACTGGAAGAATATTTTGTTGAATTTGACATGATTAACTTCGGTGCATTAACTATTGGTGTTAACGAGGTTAAAGACAAGAAACTCACACTTGAGTGGACAGCAACTGAAACTAAACTTGCTAGACTTTTATCTATTGTTACCAATTTTGATGCAGAGGTTGAGTTCGAAACAAAGCTAAATGACAACTATACCTTTAAAATGCTTCAGGTTAACATTTACAAAGAATATGAAGAAGGCGTCTCAAGCGGAGTTGGTCAAGATAAGACTGATAGAGTGCTTAGATATCATAAAAACATCGATGGTGTTACAAAGAAAGTAGATAAGACTCAGATATATAATGCAGTCAAACCATTTGGTAAAAAGAAGGTAACTGGAACAAGAGTTGTTTCTAATCCAGTTACAAAAAAAGTAACTAAACTAGTTACTAACAGAAAAACATATGTTGGCGGTGATCTTCGACTTCAAGATAAAATTTTGAAGAAGGATTTTGTTCAATCAATTATTGATTATGCTGTTCTATATAATATTCTTCCATCAGGTCTAATTGTTCAGCTATTTACAGAGTCATTATGGGGAACAAGTTATGTAGCACGAGTGGACAATAACTGGGGCGGTTTAACATGGACTGGTCAAACTACTCGACCAAGTGGCGTCACAGTCTCAAGAGGTAGTGCAAGACCTGCAAATGAAGGTGGCTATTACATGCATTTCGCAAGTGTAGCTGATTACCTTAAAGACTATGCTTATCTTTTAGCAAAACAAGGCATTTACAATGTAGTTGGCAAAAAAACTTTTGCTACATTTACTCAAGGATTATTTACAATTGGCGGGGCAAAATATAATTATGCTGCTGTTGGTTATGATAGATATAAAATTTCGATGGACTCTTTGAGAAATCAAATCAATAAGAGTAATAACAATATCTTAAATACTATCGACAGTATCTGGTCAACACCAGTAACTACAACGGGAACGACAGTTGCTAAACGAGCGACTCAAACAATCAATGTACTTAACCAAATTCAAGGGATGAAGGGGCACAGAGTTGGTTCAGGGCAATGTTATGCGTTGTCGGCTTGGTATGCTATGAAACTAAATGGCCCTGGACTCGATGGTGGGGTCACTGGCTTTAGAGGTCGTATTGGCGCAGGTGTGGCGGCATCACAAATCGGTACTGACTATGCTTGGGGTTCCTATCAGTGGTTATTAGATAAAAACCCAACGGCAAGTAACTTAAAAGCCGGCGGTATTTATAACGTAAGAGCATTTGCTCCAGCACCTATCCAAACTGGTGTTTATGGTCATACTGGGATTATTAAAAGTGTTACAGATACTCAAGTTACTGTTTATGAGCAAAATTATGCAGGTAGAATGTATGTTATCGAAAATGTTTATAATAAGACAGCTTTTGTAAATACACTTCAAACAGTTTGTTATCCTCGTGAGATTAAAGAGGGTATGTCTGTAACAGGTGCAACGACTCAACAAATTTCAGGCGGTACTCAAATTTCATATGATGAAGTAGTACAGGAAGCTCAAACTGAAACTTACGAAGAAGAACAAATTGTAACTATCGACAAATCAATCTATAAAGAGTGGAAAGACTCAAAAGGCCAAGTTGAATTTTACCTGAAAGATGGAATGTTTTATGCGCCATTGTCAAAAAATAGGTATCCTTCAGTGTTATCCGGAAACGAGACAAAAGATAACTGGATTCGGAAAGATTTAGAAGTTGATACGGATAGTCCAGCTATGCTTGAAACTGTTGGACTACGTGACATCAAAGCGCATGCTTATCCAATAATCACTTATGAGGTTGATGGATGGTTCGACGGAGACATCGGAGATATTGTCACAATTCAAGATGATGGTTATAAGCCACCGCTAATTTTATCTGCAAGGGTAGTTGACCAAGTAGTTTGTGACACCAACAAAAAGGCTAGCAAGACAACGTTTAGTAATTATGTTGAAAAAGCTAGCCAAATTTCGGATGACTTAATTAGTGAAATGCTTCGTATGTATGATGATGCAACACCTTATAATATCAGACTGGCGGTATCAAATGGTACTGCTTTTAAAAACGGTATTGGTGAGTCATTACTAACACCAACTCTTGAAAAAAATGGAAAAGAGTATGACGCCATTTTTGCTTACAGAAACGGTGACAGCCACTTAGATATGGGTCCTCAATTTTTGGTAAAAGCAACCGACTTTAGCCATGTCCTAAATGTGACAGTCGAAGCCTATATAAACGATGAGTTAGTAGCATCAGCTCAAGTATCATTTACAGATACTGAAGACGGTACTGATGGTGTAGGCGTTAACTCTGTTTCAATCACTTACGGCTTATCAAAATCAGCTGGCACTCAACCGACAACTTGGACGACTGATTTACCAGTAGCTGGGCAAGGTGATTATCTATGGACTAGAAAAATAACGGACTACACTGACTCTACAAAAGAAGACACCATTGAATTAACTTACAGTTTCCAGGGCAAGGATGGCGTTGCTGGAGCATCGCTTAAAGTATCAAAAATAGAGTATCAAGCAGGAACGAGTGGCACAGTTGCACCAACAGGGGCATGGTCTACAACAATTCCAAGTGTCCCCGAAGGGCAATATCTATGGTCTAAGACAACACTGTCAGACAACAGTATTGTCTATGGTATAGCTAAACAAGGTGCTGTCGGCCCTAAGGGGGACAAAGGGGACACTTACTATCCGCATACTGCATGGGCTAACAGCGAGGATGGCAAAGTAGACTTTAGTACAACTGAGTCAAAAGGAAGACGGTATAAAGGTGACTACTCAGATACTAATGTAGCAGGTAGCACTGACCCTACCAAGTACAAATGGGTTGATATGACTGCTAATGCAAAGACTGGCAACAATAACTTATTGATTAACACAAAGTCATTATCAGGTAATTACTTTATTGCTAACAATTCATCTGAGACTTATTTAGGCGGTACTATTGCGACTGCAAAAGCAGTCAGCGGATCATATCAAGATGCTTTTAGGCAAGCGATGAAAATTGCCCCCGAAGGAAACGAGTTTATAGTTTCGTTTTATGCTAAGAGTTCGGTTGATAATGTAACAATTAACAATCATTTTTATTCACCGAACAGAACAATTAAAGGAGTTTCCAGTACAGGCGCATTATTTAACAATTCAAATGGCGGCGATGGTTTAATAGCGTTTAAGCTAACAACTCAATGGAAACGTTATTGGATAAAATGGACTATTCGTGATGCTAGTACAGAGGCCGAAAACACACCAATGTGGTTAATTTTAGGTCGCAACTTTGACTCAGTAAATAGCGTATATATCGCTTTACCTGCTTTGTACGCTGGGAACCTTAACACAGAGTGGTCTAAAGCTCCTGAAGATGTCGACGCTAAAATTGACTCAAAAGCAGATGAAGATTTTACCATTGAGCAATTAAACTTAATAGCGGAAAATCAGCGTTTATTAAAGGCGGAAAATGATGCAAAGGCAAGTTTAGAAGAGTTAAACACTTGGGTCAATACCATTAAAGAGCAACTTGAGGCACAAAAAAATGGGCAACGTATATCAGAGGAAGCCTTAATTGAAGCATCTACTCGTGTCACACAAATACAAGCTAAACTTGGGGAAATAGCACTTGTCACCGAAGCTATCACGCAGTATATGTCATACTCTGAAAATGGACTTATTATCGGAATGAAAGACGGTACGTCAAGCGTACGTGTGACAACTGACCGAATTAGTTTTTACTCAGGCGGAACAGAAACTGCTTTTATTAGTCAAGGATTTTTACAAATCGAATCTGGGGTATTTACATTACGTTTACAAATCGGACATTATTTGTTTGAGGAGGATGGTAATGGAATGCTCATGATTGGACGAGTAATATAGAGAGGAGGTTAAATGGCTACATATTATAGTAATGCGGACAGAGGATATCGCTTAACTTATATAGTTGACGAGTTATCGACTTCAACCGCAAAAAACTCTAGTCAGGTTAGATTTAGATTGTATTTAACAACAGGTGCTAACAGCTATGCTCAATATAGTTTTGGCGGTTACGCTTGGGTTGGTAGCAAGTATGACTTTACAGCTCCATCAGCTCTAGGGGCTAACAGTAATTACTTGCTTATTGACAAAACTATTGAGATACCTCATGACTCAAACGGTAATAAGACAGTCGTAGTGGCTGCTAAATTAAATGGACCAGGCGGATTTGCGCCATCAACGCTAACTATTAGTGATAAAAATTTTGAGTTAACAAAAATTGCAAGAGCAAGCTCTGTTACATCAACTAGCGGATATTTTGGCGATACTTTGGCAATCACGATTAATCGCTCTGATGCAAGTTTTACACATGATGTTAGATATGAATTTGAAGGATTATCTGGTACGGTAGCAAGTAATGTTGCAACATCTGCGACACTTGCAACACAATTGGATTGGATGACAAAAATCCCAAACACCAAAACGGCAAGCGGAAAAATTATAGTTGATACAAAATCGGGTAGCACGGTTATTGGTACATCGGAGACGCAATTTACTTTAAATGTGCCAGTCACAATCAAGCCCCAAATAGCTGGATTAACAATTACAGATACAAATACAAAAGTCCCAGCAATTGTTGGGGCTAATAATTTTATCCAAATCGTATCGAATCCATCTGTTACCTTTAATGGTGCAATTGGTGCTTATGGCTCAACAATCGAGACCTACACAGCTAAGATAGTTGGTAAAGACCAAGCTGTCTATAGTAACGGTGGGGCATTTGGTGTTTTAAAATGGTTTGGTCAAGCAACTGTTGAGGCTACTGTTACAGATAGCCGAGGACAAGTCTCCGACCCATTTAGGACTACTATTAATGTATTAGAGTATAAAGGTACATCTATTGACTTTAAAACTGATAGAGGAGCAGTAAACGCTAATCAAATTGTTGTTACCGTGACAGCCTCTGTTAGTCCGCTTTTAATAGGTGGTGTGCAAAAAAACAAGATGATTCTCAGCTTTAAAACGGCTCCATCTGGCACACAAACATTTACAATTGACACTTCAAGCGCTAGTACGACTTATACAAGCAAATATGAGTTAATCTCTCAACAATTTGTTTTATCTGGTACATTTGACAATGCAAAATCATTTGATGTTTACGGCACAATAACCGACGCTTTTGGCATTGCTGACTCCAAAAAAGTACCAGTGTCATCACAGTTTAAAGCGTTAACGCTTATGGATGCTGGCAGTCCAGCTAAAAGCGGAGTTGGAATAAATAAAAAGTGGGAAAAAGGTGCAGTTGATGCAATCGGCGATGCTTACATAACTGGAAAGTATTATAGTAATGGGAAACCAGTCCAACAGATGCAAATAACGCAAGAAGACGGGACTGCAATAATTTTTTCTGGGGATATAAACAATTTAAAAACCACTGGGTTTTATATGGCGTATCGTTCAGCTACAACAAACTTACCCTCGGCTGAGACCGGCGCTCATACGTGGTTTCACATAATCGTGCAGAGACACAATGATTTGTGGGTTAAGCAAACAGTAACTGATTTTTCAGGGGTTATACATTCATATCGCATTTGTAGCAATGGAGTTTGGGGGGCGTGGATACCAATTATCACAGCAAACAGCCCAAGTCAAATTAACACTGGATGGGTAAACATTGGTAATAGTTTTTACTATAAACAAGTTGGTGATGTTGTATACCTGAGATATGATTTTGCATCTAATGGCGTCACGAGACTTAGCGCTGGGAATATGCCAACAACACTAACGCCGAGAGCTATGATGTTTGATATCACAGGTTGGACAACTGCTGTTGATAAGCAAATACAGATCCAAGTCAATGACAACGGATTAATCGAGTGGCTAAATCCTGGCGCTTATAAAAACAATTACAGGGGCCAAATTTCGTGGGCAATCTAAGAAAGGAGATAACATGTTTAAAGTTATTACAAAATTCCCCAAAGAGCTTGAGGACAAAAGTATCACAGGTGTGACATCAATAATTGAAGTTGATTTGCCACATGTTAAAGGTAGTTTAACTTTTGACTTGCCACCTGATTTTGACAATAAAACTTTTGCTGAAACACTCGAGAAATGTGAGCAAATCTTTTATGACGAAAAGTACAAAGACAAAGCACAGACTGAGAAGATGACAGAGCTTAGCGCAAAAACATCAACTGGTACACAGTCTTTAATAGAGCTTATTAATATACTTTATAAAAAAGGGACTTTAAATGATGAAGATTTTATGGTACTTAGTTAAATTTATTTATGGGAAAGAAGGGATAGATATGATGATTAAATTATTTGCTACAGACTTATACTACGATAACATGAGTTGGTCACAGTTTTTGAAAAAAGAGTTTTCGGAGTACATTAACAACAAAGTTAAGGCACAGTTGGCTCTTATGTGCGACGAAGAACATTTGGAAATGATTTTAGCTAAATAGAGGAGTGACTATGATTATAGATTTAACTGCTATCAGTCAGTGGTGCATTGCGTTTACTGCGATACTCATTTTTTTAAAATGGGTATCAGCGCCAGTTAAAAACGTTTTAGACAACAACAAACATGCAATGCAAGCACTACAAGAAGCTATCAACAAATTGTCAGATGGCCTCAAAGAAAATCAATATAATTTCCAGACTTCTAAGCTGCACCGTGAACAATTACAAAAAGTCCAAGATCAACACGAGGCGCGCATCGGAACTGTGGAAGACAGACTTATTAGTCACGACGAGCAATTAAAAACGCTCTGGAAAGTAAAAGAGGAGAAAAAATAATGGAAGAATTACAACAAACAATCGTTAGCGCATCAATGACAATTATTACTATTGTCATTGGTATTTTAGTTAAATACGTTAAAGAGTACTTGCTCAAAAAGGGTGGGGAAAAGTCTGTTAAAATCGCCGAAATCGTCGCAAAAAACGCAGTCGAAGCAGTAGAACAGATTGCATACGACAAAGATATCAAAGGTCTAGACAAACTCACAGAAGCTAAAATCAGCATGCAAAATGAATTATCTAAGCATAATATTTATTTAAGCAATCAAGACATGGAAATGTTTATTGAAGCAGCTGTGAAAAGAATGAACGACAATTGGAAAGGTCAATAATATGTCATTTTTAGATGATATAAAAGCAGGCTGTCTAAAAGGATGGGAGCAGTACAAAATTCTCCCATCTTTAACAGCGGCACAAGCCATTTTAGAGAGCGGTTGGGGCAAGCATGCTCCGCATAACGCTTTATTTGGTATTAAAGCGGACGCAAGCTGGACTGGAAAGTCTTTTAATACCAAAACTCAGGAGGAGTATCAGCCAGGGGTTATGACTGATATTGTAGATAGATTTAGAGCTTATGACAGTTGGACTGATAGCATTTTGGATCATGGCAAGTTTTTAAACGATAATCCACGCTACAAAGCAGTTATCGGTGAGACTGACTATAAAAAAGCCTGTCATGCTATTAAAGCCGCAGGTTATGCCACAGCGAGTGGATATGCTGAACTGCTTATACAGCTGATTGAGGAAAACGACTTACAAAAATGGGATGAGGAAGTTATTGGAAAAGGAGAAAATGCAATGACAATTAACACAGAACAAGCTATTGCTTGGATGTCAGCGAGGCAAGGGAAAGTAACTTACTCAATGGACTATCGAAACGGTCCAAGCTCTTATGACTGCTCTAGCTCTATTTATTTCGCTTTACGATCAGCAGGGGCGTCAGACAATGGTTGGGCAGTAAATACAGAGTATGAGCACGAATGGTTAGTCAAAAACGGATATCAGTTAGTTGCAGAAAATGAGTTGCTTTATCCCAAACGTGGAGATATTGGAATTTGGGGGAAGCGTGGCTACTCAGCAGGTTCAGGTGGTCATACATTTATGTTCCTTGATGATAGCAATATCATCCATTGTAATTATGGATATAATGGCATTACAGTTAATGATTATAATGAGATTTGGTACGCAAATGGCCAACCGTATGAATATTTGTACAGATACACAGGTTCGGGATCAGCACCAGTTAATCAACAAACAGTCGTATCACAGTTTGAGAGAGAGCTAGATGTAAATACTCCGCTAAGTAATTCAAATATGCCTTATTACGAGGCTACAGTTTCTGAGGATTATTACGTCGAGTCTAAACCTGATGTAAATTCAGAGGACAAAGAGCTTTTAAAAGCTGGAACTCGTGTCAGAGTTTACGAGAAATTAAACGGCTGGGCAAGAATAGGCGCTCCACAATCAGCTCAATGGGTAGAAGATAGCTACTTAGTTGATGCAACAGATATGTAAAAACCGCTCTCTTAATTGAGGGCGGTTTTTTTGTGTTTAAAAAAGCAGCAATATTAGCTGCTCAAATATTAATCGACTCTATCAATTTTAGGCGCTGTGTGTAGTCTAAGTCTCTAACAATTTTTGCTAAACCAAGACATCCGTCAATCTCTGTATCTGCAATAGCGTCATGCAAATATCTGATTTTGTTGCGGTCCATAAAAGCACCGAGGACAGCCTCACCTAAAATCATTTGCTGTTGTGGTGTCAACTCTGGAATCTCTGTTAACCCCATCAAAACATCATAACGCTCTGCAATATCCATGACACGACCGCTAAACGTACGATTGCGCATGCCGTTGCTGCACTCATCATAAACCTTTTCAAGTGCTCCGTTGATATAAATTGATTTTTTGCGTTGTGCTGTTGTTTTTGTCATTTTGTCTCTCCTTTGGTACATATTTTTCAATTAGTTTTAGACGATAATTATAAGCTTCTTCTGGTGTATTAAAGCCTTTTTTGCTGTAATTTTTACCGCCAACAGTTAAATAACTTTGGAACCTTGCCGATCCGTCAGCTAATCTATATTGCAAAACACCTTTATAACCAGTCTTGTTATTTTTTTGTATCTTATCGTTAATCAAAAAAGTAGCAATGCCATCAACACGTTTTTTGTTATACCCATCATGTGCATTTTCTACTGTTCCGGTTTCTTTAGCTAGGTTTTGAGCGATTTCTAAAGCCAAGCAGCCGCATGATTTTGTTGTTCCGTTTTTAATAGCAGTTCCCTTAACTTCAACAATTTTTCCACAGGAACACTGGCATAACCAGTACGTGTCCTTTCTCGAGTTTGGAACTTCTTTAATAACCGTTAAGCGATTAAATGTTTTCCCTGTTAAATCTAATTTTCTCATGGTTTTTACCAACAAAGAGGGGCTGCCGCCCCTCTTAATTAAAATTCAAATCCGTTTTCTTTAGCAACTGTTACGTAGTCCGCTAGTTCGCTAGTTTCTGCATCAATACCGTTATCGTTTAAAAATTCGATTGCTTGAGCAAGTTCATTCCACCAGTCAAACATCGCTTTATCTTCTGTGTACCAAATTCCGTCTTCTGATTCTTCAAAGTTAAAACCAAACTCTTCAAAGATTGTGATGTTTTCAAGATTTTCGATGTCAGTTGTAAAGTATTTCATATTTTCCTCCTCAGCCTCTTGCAGGCCTTGCGATTTATTTTTTTGTAAGCCTTTGTCTTACTTACATATTTATTATAACATTAGGTAGCACCCGAGTCAATACCTTTTTAAAACTTTTTTAAATATTTTTCGAATAATAAAATAGGAGGAATAAAAATGGCAGAATTAATTATAAAGTTTAAAGAGTGGAAGCGTGACAATTCAGACGAATTTTTAAAGTGGGCTGAGGAGCACTGGTTTTTGTTTTGAGTCTTGTAAAATGGACTTACTGCGATAAGTCGGTTAGAACGGCAAATGAGAAGAATACAAAAAATTTTGTCCAAATTTTGTCCAAAATATTTTAAAAGTTATAGTTTAAAATAGTTAAAAAATACTATTCTTAAAAACTTTCTTCCTATATAATATACTATTTTATTATCAAAATTCTCTCAAGGTGGATTTAAATTTCATAACTTTTAAGTACAAATAAAGCATTAGCTGTAAGCTAATGCTTTATTTGTTATATCGAGTCTATTTTAGAAGTCCTCTTTGGCTAAGTTGGATAAGTTTATCATTTTCGAATAGGAGGTTAATGTGGCTTCCTTGTGTATTTGTTTTTAAACCACTAATCCAAACAGCTTGTAGTTGTATTTTATCGCTAGAACTCGCATGAGTATAATCATCTGGCTCAGTTAATATTTTTGTCACTTGATTATAAGTCATGCCTTTTTGAAGCTTATTATAGTCTTTTAGAGAGATTTTGGGTTTTCTATTAAAAGCAAAATTAGCAATGGATTTGACAATGGTAGAGTTTTGATACATATTTGCTTGGATAGTGACTTTATCAAATGTCCAAGTGTAATTATCGAGGGCAACATTACCAGCAGGTTTTTTTTCGTGTTTACTTGGATTTCCAAATAAACTTGTTAAGTCCTCGATGGAGGATCCTCCTTTGAATTCCTGATCAGCGCTAGCAATATGAATTTTCTCAAAAGCAAGTCGCTTGTCTTGATGAGGAGCTGTTTCTTGAGACTTAGCGATTAGTGACGGTTTATCCTTAGATGATGTCTTATTTTCGGAATTTTTGCCACAGGCCACCATACTAAAGCAAAGAACAGGAAGGAGTAGTGTCAAAATGAATGAACTTTTTTTCAT